CGAAGCCGAGAAGGCTAAGGAATGGTTTCGCAATCTGGTGGACGAGATTGATGCCGGTGAACTGAGCTTGATCTCCGAAAACCTGATGAACGGCATCCGTGACGATTTGGACAGCCGCAAGGATTGGGTTGAGGACCGAGCGCAGGGCCTGAAGCTTCTGGGCCTAAAGATCGAAATCCCCGGCCTTGAGGGGGCCACAGACGGCGCTCCGGTCGAGGGGATGAGCAAGGTTCGCCATCCGCTGCTTCTTGAGGCTGTGTTGCGCTTCCAAGCCAATGCTAGGTCTGAGCTTTTGCCGACCGATGGTCCCGTCAAGATTAGCAATGATGCTATCGCTACGACTACCCAGCAGGACTATCTTTCCAACGCCCTTGAGAAAGACCTGAACCATTACCTGACCACAGTCGCCAGCGAATACTATCCCGACACCGACCGCATGCTCCTAATGCTGGGCTTTGGCGGCACGGCTTTCAAGAAGGTCTATTTTTGCCCGCTGCGGAACCGCCCGGTTTCCGAAAGTGTTGATGCGGATGACTTGATTGTTAACAACGCGGCAACAGACCTTCAGAACGCTCGCCGCGTTACGCACCGCGTAATGATGCGCCCCTCAACGGTTAAGCGCCTTCAAATCCTTGGCGTTTACCGTGATGTTGAATTGTCCACGCCGATGCAGGCCGAGACAAATTCTGTCCAGCGCGAGAAGAACGCCATTGAAGGGGTGTCGGATACTGTCATGCGCCCCGATGATCGGGACCGCGAAATCTACGAATGCTACTGCGAACTCGATGTTCATGGTTTTGAGCATAAGTGGAAGGGCAAAGAGACGGGCCTTGAAATCCCGTATCGCGTGACCATTGACGCTTCGACCAAGGAAATCCTGTCTATCGTTCGCAACTACGACGAGGACAGCTCCGAGCTTCCAGAGGCTCGCCAGAACTTCGTCAAATACACCTTTGTCCCCGGCCTTGGCTTTTACGACATTGGCTTGCTCCACATCCTCGGCAACACGACAAATGCTGTCACGGCAGCGTGGCGCGAGATGCTCGACGCGGGCATGTATTCGAACTTCCCCGGCTTCCTCTATGCCGACACTGGCGCTCGCCAAAACACGAACATCTTCCGCGTTCCTCCGGGCGGCGGCGCTTTGATTAAGACCGGCGGCATGCCGATCCAGCAGGCTGTGATGCCTCTGCCTTACAAAGACCCATCCGGCGCTTTGATGCAGCTTGTGGATAACATGGCTCAGACCGGCGCTCGCGTTGGCGGCACGGCTGAAATGGCTGTGGGCGAAGGCAAAGCTGACGCTCCGGTTGGAACCACGCTGGCCCTCATCGATCAGGCCACAAAGGTTCTGAACGCTGTTCATAAGCGCATGCATGCCGCGCAGGCTAACGAATTTCAGCTTCTGGTCCGTTGCTTCCGCGAGCATCCAGACAGCTTCTGGCAGCGCAATAAAAAGCCCACCTATCAATGGTCGGAACAGACGTTCTTGCAGGCACTCAGCGATTGCGATCTGGTCCCGCAGGCCGATCCAAACACCGCCAGCCACACGCAGCGCGTTGTGAAGGTCATGGCTCTGAAGCAGCTTCAGTCTCAGAACCCATCGCTTTACGATCCGATTGCCATCGACACTGAGGCGATGATCACGCTTGGCTGGAGCAACCCGGAGCAGTTCTTTGCGCCGCCGGAATCGCAGGGCAAGCCACCGCCGCAAGTGCTTGAGGCGCAGGCTAAGTTGCAGATTGCCAAGCAGGACTCGGATGCTAAGTCTATGCTGGCACAGGCAAAAACGGCAGAGATTGCCGCAAAGCTTCAGGCCGAGCAGCAGGGCAACGAGATCGACCCGCTTAAGGCGGCTGATATTAAGCTGAAGCAAGATGAAATTCAGCAGCGCAACTTTGACGCTCAGTTGGATGCCATCAACCGCAAGCGCGACCGCGAAAGCCGCGAGCGCCTTGCCACGCTTCGGTTGGCTGAAGAGATTGCCGAGAACCCAGCAACCCTTGGTGTTGTTGAGAACATTGTCGGCATGAACACACTTCAGCGCCTGCGTGACGTTGAAGCGCCTCTGGAACCACAAGCGCCGCCAAATACTCAGGAGTGAAGCCACCAGCTGGTTTCACTTCATGTGGCTCTGTTGTGATCCACACTCTTATGATACTCTCTGAAAAGGTTTGGAGACCTCCGGGGACGCCCGGCTACCTGATCAGGAGTTATCATGTCGAGCATGGCAAAAACGGCCCGTGAGGCTATGAAAGCTAAGGCCAAGCGCCTTGGTTCAGACCGTCCTTTGGAAAAGGTCGACTCATCGACTTTTGTCCCGCCAGAACTTTTGAACGCAGACGTTAAGACGGGCCTTCGTCCGATCTCTCGGCGCGCCTTCAAAAAGGGCGGCAAGGTTATGGGCGATTGCAATGCAGCCCGCGCTGACCGCAAACCCCGCAAGTCCGGTGGAAAGACGGAAGCTACGGAATATGCAAACGCCAAAGTAAACCGCAACGTCAAAGCGGCAAACGAAGAGCGCGAAGGCAAGAAGCACATTGGCGGCATGGCTCGCGGTGGGCGAAATCAAGAACGTAAATCATATGAAACTCGCCAATTTCTTGATCGCATGAATGATCAGGTGGCTCGCGATGCTCAAGCCAAAAGCGAAGCTTATCTTCGCACTCCTGAAGGTGAAGCGGATCGTCAAGCTCGAAATGCGGCCACTAGAGCTGCTTTTTTGGCTAAAAAAGATATTTCTAAAGGCGGCATGAAGAAGGGCGGTCGCGCTAAGTATGCAACTGATGGCAGCGTGCAAGTTAAGGGCAAGCCCGATCCGCGCATGCAGCAGCGCATGGACCCATCTCAGTTTGATGCAGAGATGGATGTCAGCAAGATGCCGCAGCCCAAAGACATGTACAGCCCTGAAGACCTGAAGCGTCTGGAGCGTGGCTACAAGAAGAGTGGTCGCACCGGCAAGCTGTCGGGCGGGACGCTTGGTTCTTATGTTAAGAAGGCTGGTCGCGATATTGCTGATTACAGCGAAACACTTGGCAGTGCTTCTCCGCGTGAGAAAAAAAGCATGAAGTGGATGGAGCGTTCGCTGAAGAATCGCAAAGAAGGTTTGGGCATGGCTGCTGACAAATTGTCAGGCCGCGCAAAAGTTTCGGCAGGCGAATTCGGCGATGTCCTGAAGAAGGGCGGTCGTGTTAAGCGGGCTTCCGGCGGTCAAACTCGCGCTGCTGAAATGATGAAGTCAGCTTCGGATACTGCTGGTGTTCCCGGCGCTCGCATGGACTTTGCATCTGGTCAGAGCCGCTTCAGCAAGTCACTTGGCATGAAGAAGGGCGGCAAGGCCCATGAGGATGTTGCTGCTGACAAGGCGCTGATCCGCAAGATGGTGAAGCCTTCTGCCCGCACAGGTAAACAAGAAGGCGGCGGCACAAAAGCTCCCGTGGATATGGAATATTATCTTCGCGCTAAGCGCCGTGAGGACCTCGGTGATGACAGCGTCAGCCATGCCATCGCAGAGTCGGAAGCCCGTAAAAATAAAGCTTTTGACGAAGCCCACGGAACTCAAGAATTGAAGCGCGGCGGCAAGGCTGAACGCAAAGGCCGCAAAACAGGCGGCGGCGTGTTCTCCGGTGCTGGCTACCCGCACAAAATTCCCGGCGTTGTCCCCGGCGGTCGCACTGCTCGCGCAACGGGCGGCAAAACCAAGGGCAAGACCAACGTCAACATTGTGATTGCCTCGGGCAAACCCGAACAGCCGGGCATGCCAATGCCTCCGGGCATGATGGGCAAGCCTCCGGGCGGCATCCCTGTGCCGGTTGCGCCTCCTCCGGGCGTTGGTGGCCCACAGGGCGCGATGCCGATGCCAATGCCTATGCCAATGCCTCCGGGCGGTCCTGCTGGCGCTCCGGGCGCTGGTGGCCCTCCTCCGATGGCCCGCAAGTCTGGCGGTCGCATCAGCAAGATTGCCTCGTCCTATAAGGACATGACGGCTGGCTCTGGTGGCGGTGAAGGCCGTCTCCAAAAGACAGACATCGCCAAGCGCGACATGCGTAAGGCTGGCGGCAAGGTCTATCGTTCTTACAAGGACATGGATGCTGGCGCTGGCTCTGGCAAAGGTCGCCTTGAAAAGACGGAGATTGCTTCTCGGAAGCACTGACTTCGCGGCGGCATGAGGCATGGCGCTGTGATCCGGGACGGGTGGAATCCCCCTTTTTCCACCCGTCCCAACTCATAAAGGGGAACCGCAAAGGGGGCGGTTATGTTAACTTACCAAGCGTTCTTTCAGCACGAACTGCTGAAATTGATCGACCAAGAGGTCGAAAGGCTAAAGGACAGCCTTGTTCACGGGCATAGCGCCCTTGATTACCCGTCCTACAAACACAATGTCGGAATTATTCAGGGTCTGATCAGAGCAAAGTCGCTCTGCGAAGAGGCTGAATCGATAGCCAATGGTGCAGAAAGCAAAAGGGGATAAAGATGCCGCCAATGATGATGGATCATGAAGTCGATCCGAAAAAGAAACTGCTCGAAGATCTCGGTGACATTTCATCGGTCGAGCTTTTCAACAACCAGATTTTGGTTGCCACGTACATCCGACCGCAAAAAACCAAGAGCGGCATCTACTTAACCGACAAGCATGTCGATGAAGATAAGTTTCAATCGAAGGTTGGTATGCTTGTGAAGACAGGCCCCAGCTCTTTTGAACCAAATGATGAAGGTTGGTTTCAAGGTGAAGAGTTTAAGCTGCATGAATGGCTGGTTTTTCGCCCTTCAGACGGCTGGAGCATCACGGTTCACGGCGTTCTTTGCCGCATCTTGAGCGACACTCAGGTTAAGGGCCGCGTCCAGAACCCAGACGAAGTTTGGTAAGGAGATAAATCATGAATGATGACAACAAACAGATTGAGTTAGAGATTGTCTCTGACGATCAGGTTGCGTCTAAAGAGGCTGATGAGCCAGAAGTTGAAATTCAACTTGAGGGTGAAGCCCAAGTAGAGGCTCCTGTTGCCGCTGCTCCGGCTGAAAAAGAGGAAGATGATGTTCAAAAGACCATCAAAAACCTCAAAGAAAAGATTGAAAGGGAACAGCAGGCGCGTCAGGAAGCTGAAGAACGCGCTCGCATTGCCTCTCAAAAGCTCAACGCCGCCTATAATGAGGTTGAAGACAGCAACATCAACCTGATTACCAGCGCAATCGAGACCGTTAAGCGCGAAAACGAGTATCTGAAGAACGAATATCGCAATGCTCTTGCGCTTTCGGACTTCGATAAGGTCGCTGATCTGCAAGAAGCTATGTCCAGCAACGCTGCAAAGCTGCTCCAATTGGAGAACGGCAAGCAGTCTATGCAGAACAAGCCTCGCCAGCAGGCTCCTGACTACTCAAACCCGGTTGAGCAGTTTGCTTCGCAGCTTTCACCTCGTTCAGCTGAGTGGGTTCGTCGGCATCCGCAGTGCGTGACCGACCAGCGCCTCCAGCAAAAGATGATTGCTGCCCACAACCTCGCGGTTGCGGATGGATATCAGCCCGACTCTGACGATTATTTTGGCTTCATCGAAGACACCTTAAAGGTTGGCAATCGATATGCCCGTCAGGAAGAGAAATCTCAGGAGGAATCTGCCTTGTCCAGTGCATCAAAGCCCGTTTCTCGGCAGGCTCCACCGCCTGCTGCCCCCGCCAATCGCGGTTCGACCCGACCAAACGTGGTTCGTTTGACCAAAGCTGAAGCGGATACGGCAAAGATGTTCGGCATGACCGAGCAGGAATACGCCAAAAACAAAATCGCCCTTCAAAAAGAAGGCAAGATGCCAAATTAAGGAGATAGGTTATGGAAAAGCAGATCAAACGCCGCGGACAAGACCCGCGAATTGTTGAAGAAACAGAACAGGTTGCGGTCCCGCGTGGCGACATGCGAGATGAAATGCGCGAGGAAAGCCCGCTTGAGCGCGCTAATCGCCGTGCAGCCCAGTTGCGTGGTCACATCGACAGCATGACTGAAGGCTCGGATGAGTTTCCGTTGCCAAACGCACCGGAAGGCTGGACCTATCAGTGGTGCCGCCGTCTGTTGTTGGG